TAGATTGGCAACCTTTGAGACAGCAATTAGAACAAAAAATACGCCATTTAGACTATAAAATTCAACAAGACTTATATATAATGTTAAAAAATACAGATTCAATGATAACTGAATTAAGTATAGAAGAAATTGAATGCCGTAGGCAACACAAACCAACTAACAAGTTTTTAAGGAAGTTAGAAGAAACAAACACTATGATAGCAGACATTAACAAAATGATTACAATGGGAGCATTACTTTGAATATAAAGCCAGCAAAGGTAGCATTAGAAGATAAAAAAGCCTACGGTGAAGAAAAAATGTTTGACGGTCAACCACCGGCTGATGACAGACGCATGGCACTGGCTTCTAGATGTAATTGGTATAACTATACCCAAGATAAAAAAACTGCTAAGAAGTGGTTAATAGAATGGCTTGAACTAAACAAGCACAAAGACATAGTCAAAGACTTTAGCAAGATCAAAGATTCCTGGATTCCAATATCCAGTGGATGGTATGCTAGGATGTCGTTGATTGGTCTAGAACTTACAGAACATGAAAAAGAACACATGGTCAATGCCTGTAAAGAAGCAATAGCTAATCATCAGAAGTCTGCCAGTGATGATGAAGAAATGGATAAAGATAAACCTAAACGTCCTAACATACAAGAAATTATGATAGCCAAGGCACACGAAGCCGCGGGTGATATAGATGCTGTCTGGGACAAGTATCTAGAAGGTGACATCAAGGCCAGCGAAAAGCCAGAGGGAATCCGTCAAATTTTAGCCAACTATAATATCCTAGCACAGCACGTTTCTATAATAAAAGATATGTGGATTAGGCAACAGAATGAACTCAAGGACGCTGTAGCTGACGTAGACGCTGATTTAAGCGAAGGTTACGGTTGGGCAACTAAGACCCAGCAGAAGAACATGATCTCGTATTGTACAGCGATTGTAGCAGAATTAGACGCATATCATCAAAGCAAGAAGGCTAAAGTTGGTGTCAGAAAGAAAAAACCGGTTCCTCCAGAGAAGCAGGTAAGAAAATTAAAACACCTAAGACGATACGATGAGTTTAAATTAGAAACAGTAGAGCCTACTAAAATTCTTAAGTCAAGTGAGCTTTGGGTCTACAATGTTAAGAATCGTAAACTACAATACTATGTTGCTGACGACTATGCCAAAGTGTTCGCAGTCAAAGGCACAAGTATTCTAGGCTTTGACACTAACAAGTCAAGTCAAAAAACTCTACGTAAACCTGAAGAATTCCTAAAACAATTACGCATGTCAGGTAAGCCAGACAGTCGTAAATTATTCAGTGATCTAAAAACTACTGGTACAGCAGTTAACGGTCGCTTCAACGAAAACTTAATCATCATTAAAGCAACTTAGTCGATAGTCTGTCAAGAAGATAAATACTCGTAACGGAGAACTATAAATGGCAGATTTAACTACATTAAAAAGTGACTTATTCAACTACGTTGAGAAACGTCTAGGTGGCGGTATTGTTGACGTTGAGTTGGATCCTGATCATTATGAAATAGCATACGATAAAGCATTAACTACTTACAGACAACGAGCACAAAACGCTTATGAAGAAAGTTATAATGTTTTAGAGTTACAAGAAAACCAAAATACTTACACACTTCCGCAAGAAGTTAGTTCAGTTAGACAAGTGTTTAGACGCACAATGGGTGACGCAACAGGTCCTTATTCGTCTAGTTTTGATCCGTTTTCATCTGCTACATTAAATGTTTATCTGTTAAACTATTCATATGGTGGCGGTCTAGCAACATATGATATGTACACTCAATACGTTGAAATGGCGGCTAGAATGTTTGGTGCATTTATGAACTACACATTCAATCCTGTTACTAAACAATTTACACTAGTACGTGATCCTAAATCATCGGGCGAACAAATACTACTTTGGACCTATAACTTAAAACCTGAAATTATTTTACTTCAAGACAATGCTATGAAGCAGTGGTTAAGAGATTATACTTTTGCCGCAAGTAAAATGATCATTGGTGAAGCACGTGAAAAGTTTGCATCAATTGCTGGTCCACAAGGCGGTACTGCACTAAATGGTTCTGCACTTAAATCAGAAGCACAAGCAGAAATGGATAGACTAATTGACGAACTAGCAACATACACAGATCACAGTCAACCACTAACCTGGGTAATTGGTTAATGAAAATATTTGAAATCATTAGCGAAGGCCAAATCTTTGCACGTACAGGCAAAGGCGGTGCTGGCGGTTCAGCCAAGGTTAAAATGAAATGGCGTTGTGATTCTGGTCCAAGAGCAGGCCGTATTGTATCAAAACCTGCAGATTGTGGTGGTGCTATTGATGTTAAAAAACGTGCTCAAATGAAAAAAACACGTGCAAGAACTAAAGTAAGACAAGCACGTAGGGCTAAAAAAACTAAAAAACTAAACGTAGCAAGTCGTATTATGCAGGCGTTAAATCAGTTTCATCGTAGAGATTTACAAAAACGCTCACAATCAAAAAGACGCAAACCAACAGAACCGTTTAAAAAACGTGCTTCTTATCCAAAACGTCCAACACGTCCTAAATATAAACCAAAAAAGTTTAAATAGGTTGACCTAAAAATGCTTAGGTAGTATAATACTACTATGAGCGATTTAATGATTGATATTGAAACACTAGGCACAGGCCCTGATGCTATGATTATGACCATAGCGGCACAGGTCTTTGATCCACTATCCACTGGCTGGCCCGACCGCCATTTCTATGCTAGAGTTAGCACAGAAAGTCAACCTAATAGACGTGTAGAAGATGTTACACTTAACTGGTGGGCAGAACAAATTCCTGAAGCAAAGCGTGAAGTATTTGAAGAAGTGGGTCGTAGACCTTTGCATGAATGTTTAGATGATTTAGGTAAACTAATATGGCAAAGTGATCGCATTTGGGCAAATGGTCCTACATTTGATATGAATATATTAGAACACGCTTACAAAGAACACGGTATTAATTTGCCTTGGAAGTTCTGGACCGTACGTGATGCTAGAACAGTATATTCGTTATGGCCAGACTGTCCTCAACCTAAAGTAGCAAGTCACCACGCATTAGATGACTGCAAACGACAAATTGAAATGTTACAAAACTGTATTAAACACTTAGGGATAAACAAACTAAAATGATTATAGCAATTAGCGGACTTATAGGATCAGGTAAAGACACAGTAGCAGATTATCTTGTTAACTTACATGAGTTTAGAAGAGAAAGTTTTGCAGGCAACTTAAAAAATGCTATGTGTGAAATATTTGGCTGGGACCGTGAAATGCTAGAAGGACGTAGCAAATCAAGTAGAGAGTGGCGTGAACAAGTAGACGAATGGTGGGCTACAAGATTAAACATACCTCACTTAACTCCACGTTGGATTTTACAACACGTAGGCACAGATGTTATTCGTGGTCACTTTCACGATGATATGTGGTTAGCAAGTTTAGAAAACAAACTGCGTAAAACTGGTGATGACATTGTTATTAGTGATGTACGTTTTAAAAATGAAGTTAAAATGCTAAAAAGTTTAGGTGCTGTTTGTGTTCAAGTAGTTAGAGGTGACAGACCTGTATGGTACACAGAAGCCATAAAAGCAAACACCGTTCCTGATCAAGTAGTTGCTGAAAAATCAAGACTAACATTAGAAAATGTTTATAATGTACACCGTTCAGAATATGACTGGGTAGGCACTGATTTTGATGTTACATTAGATAACAATAGCACACTAGATGACTTATATGCTCAGGTAGAAGACTTATTATCTAAAGGTCCGGAGAAAGATCTCCAGGCTTCCATGTTGAATCCTGCCGTTGTATAATTATTCCACAGTTTAAACAAACTGATCTCAAATTAATTAAATTGTTGTTGTTTAGATTACCGTCTATGTGATATACTTGTATTTGACTAGCATGTTTAGATCTAAATCCACATAAATCACATTCTAATCTTTTCTTATATCCTTTAAGTAACCAGCGTGGTGTTGGTGTTTTAATTTTACGTTTTTTGTTTATGCAGATCGCACAACGGCTACGGTAATGGGTCTTACCTTCCTTCTTATAGTTAATTGCGGCCGGATGATGATTACAGGCCTGGCATATAGGGCGTTGCATGTAGGTATTTATACGTAAACCTTTGCAAAGGCTCTTAAAACAGGCGTTTTTAGCGTTAATCGTATAAATATTCGTAACAGTTAAAACAAGACTGAATTATACTAGAGGAAAAATATTATGGCATTAGTATCCCCAGGCGTAGAGGTTAGTGTAGTTGACGAGAGTCAATACCTTCCTGCCGCATCGAATTCGATTCCATATCTACTTATCGCAACAGCACAAAATAAGGTAAGTGGCACTGGAACTGGCGTAGCCACTGCAACAACAGCGGCCAACGCAAACAAAGTACAATTAGTTACTAGCCAAAGAGAATTAGCAACATTATATGGTAACCCATTCTTTTACTCAACTACAGCCGGTACTCCACTTAACGGTTATGAGCTAAACGAATATGGTTTATTAGCGGCTCACTCAGTGTTAGGTGTTTCTAACAGAGCTTATATCCAACGTGTTGATATTGACTTAGCAGGCTTAACAGCAAGATTAACTCGTCCATCAGGTGACGCAGATGATAATTCATATTGGTTAGATACCACAGAAACAGAATGGGGTATTTTTGAATGGAATAAAGTTACAGGCAAATTTACAAACAAAACACCAATTGCTATCACATCAACAGATGATTTATCAACAGGTGTTCCAAAAGCATCAGTTGGTGCTATTGGTGATTACGCAGTTGTAACAACAAATGCTTCAAATCCTGTCTACTACAAAAATGCAGACAATGATTGGGTATTAGTTGGTTCTGACGATTGGCAAAATTCACACTACTCAGTGCAGAGTGGTACAACAAACCCAACATTAACAGCAGGTCACACTTTAGTAATTAACGGTACAACAGTTACTTCAACAGGTACAACTGTTACAACATTAGCAAGTGAAATTAACTCTAATAGTATTACAGGTATTACAGCGGCCGCAGTTAATGGTAAGTTAGAAATTTATGCTGACTCAGACGTAACTCCAGAAGGTTCATCAGCAGACGGTGCTTGGACTATTGCTAATGGTACAGGTACACTATTAACAGATTTAAGTATTACAGCAGGTACATATTATGCTCCTGAATTTACACAGGCTAAGCATACATCACTACCACGTTGGAAAACAACTGATACTGCTCCAAGACCAACAGGTTCTATATGGCAGAAAACATCAGCTGTAAACAACGGTGCTAACATTGTTGTTAAACAATATGACGCTGGTACAGACACTTGGGCAACTAAAACAGTTCCTTTATATGCTGATGATGCCACAGCAAACAAAGAACTTGATGCCGCTGGTGGTGGTAGAAATATTTCAGCAGGTGTTGTGTATGGTTATTTAGACTGGTCAGAAGACTATACTGCTACAATTAAATTACATGTACGTTCTGCTACAGGCGACACAACAGCAACATCAACAACAGCAAGTCCTACAATGACAAACGCTGACGCATTTACTATTTCAGCAAGTGTTAAAGGTTCAACAGCGATGTCAACACCAGTAACTGCTACATTAGCAGGTACCACTATTGCAGACTTTGCGGCGGCATTTAATGCGGCTAATGTTGCTAACACTGTTGCTAGTGTAACAGATGGTTACTTAACAATTAAACATACACAAGGTGGCGTAATTAAAGTTACTGATACTGTTGGTACTCCATTACAAGACGCATTTGGTGTTACATCAATTGCTGATGTTACAGGTAACATGAGAGTTACAGCAGACGGTGCTTCAGTTTTAATTTCAAACTGGAATGCTTTAACATATGAAGCAAAAGGTTCAGAGCCAACACAAGATCCAGCAAGTGGTACAAAATGGTACTATTCAGCAATTGATCAAGTTGACATTATGGTACATGACGGTTCAAACTGGAAAGGTTACAGAAACGTAACAAATGATGTACGTGGCTTTGACTTATCAAACACAGACGTTAACGGTTGTCAAGTTGGTGCTAGTGCACCTACTACACAGTCAGACGGTACAACATCATTAGCCTACGGTGATTTATGGTTAGATACTTCAGATTTAGAAAACTATCCATTAATTAAACGTTGGGAGGCTGTTGACGGTACAGATCAATGGGTAACTATTGATAACGCTGATCAAACAACTGAAAACGGTATTGTATTTGGTGACGCTCGTTGGTCAACAGCAGGTACAGTTGATCCTATTACAGGCGACCTGGCAACTATTAAAACATTAACAACAAGTAACTACTTAGATATTGATGCTCCAGACGAGAATTTATATCCAGCAGGTACATTGTTATTCAATACAAGACGTTCAGGTTATAACGTTAAAGAATTTAAAGTGAACTACTTTAACAGCACAACATTCCCTGATGACACATTACCAACACAGAAAGATGCTTGGGTAACTGTTTCAGGTAATCGTGCAGATGGTTCACCATACATGGGCAGAAAAGCACAACGTCAATTAGTTGTAGCGGCTCTTAAAGCAGGTATTGACACAAATACAGCAATCCGTGAAGAACAAAGAGACTTTAACTTATTAGCATGTCCAGGTTATCCTGAATTAATGCAAAACATGGTATTATTAAACAATGACAGAAACAACACAGGTTTTGTTATTGGTGACGCACCATTTAGATTGTCAGATAATTCAGAAGATCTTATTAACTGGGCAACTGACTCATTTGGTCGTGGCACAGACGGTGAAGATGGTTTAGTTACTAACGATCCATATGCGGCTGTATTCTACCCATCAGGTAGAACAAACGATTTATCAGGTAACTCAGTGGTTGTTCCAGCATCACATGCTATGCTAAGAACAATTATTAGAAACGACGAAGTTGGTTATCCATGGTTAGCACCAGCAGGTAACAGACGTGGCTTAATTGATAACGTATCAGCATTAGGTTATGTT